TGGGAAATTTAAGGCACTGATTTGAAAGATTGTGCCTTCGCCTTTTGTAGGGATTGTTATAGGTTGTATGTGTGTCATGTTATTATAAGTTAGCCCAAGCCCCATTTATATATTTTCTAAAAACATTGCTTGTTGTATTGTAGTAAATCATTCCATTTGCACCCGTTGGGTCTGCTGAAAGTGAACCGAGTGTTAAAACGTTTCGAACCCTTGCAGTTCCATTGACATCTAAACGATAACCAGCATCTGTGAATGTGCCTCCGTTTTGTAATAGTAAATTACCAGTTGAAAACCATTGTCCTGATTTAACTGTAAAAGCAGGATAAAATTCAAATCCGTTTGCTCCTGAACTTAAAAACTGCCTACTATGTACTTGTGTAAAATTAAATGAAGGATTTCCTAATGAATGTGCATTACCAACTGAAGGAACAATAGTGCCACCTACTCTAATTGCATAAAGATTTACTCCAGTAAACGCACCAATCGTAAACGTAGGTGCAATATCTAACCCCACCAAATTATCACCATTTGCACTCGCAACCAACGTAGGAGAGATTAAACTTCCTCTTGCAATAGCACTTGCAGCAGTAGTTGAACCTGTGAATGTTGATACCCCCTGAAATCTAGTTGTTCCGTTTACGTCAAGTCGGAAACCTGAGTCGGTCGTTTCATTTATACCAATGTTACCACCTGAAAATACAGTCATTATAACAGTAGGAGTAAATGTACTCATATTTGTTAAACCCGTATTACTTGTTAAAGTCCAAACTCCATTATTAAACTCTAATACACCAGCAGTTGTACTTCTTGCTCTATAATTTGAGCCAGTCCAATCTGCAAAATAACCTAAAAAAGTACGACTTGCCGATACCGAATTAAAGTTAAATGAGGCATATGAATTATCATTATTTCCAAATATTCGCAAAGGAACTGGACCTTTTGCAAAAAAATTAAAATTAGCAGTTAAACCTCCAGCAGTAAGACTAAAATCACTTCCAGATGGGTTATTGATAATACCCCCTCCAGTTCCTACTTGTATAGAACCATTAGCAACTAATGAGCCAACACTTATCGCATTCGTAGTCGTATTCCCCCTACCCGTTACACTTGCCAACGTATCCGCCTCAGCAGTCAAATAAGTGTTTGTATCCAAAGCAAAAGTACCAGCAGCAGTCATTTTTACAAATGATGTTGATGCAAAGGTTAACGCTGAAATAGATGTGAGGTTTGCGTTTAGTCCTTGTTTGCCGTTTAAAGCCGTTTGAGTGGCAGTTGATATTGGCTTGAGTAAATCGCTTGTATTGTCTACGTTTGACAATCCTACTGCGGTTTTATCGAGTGTAAGCCATGATGTATCGTAATCAGTTGCGCTTGCCTTTTTTAACACTTGCCCAATTGAACCACCCGAAGCGATACCGATTCCTGGTATGCCTTGAATACCTTGCGGACCTTGAATCCCTTGATCACCCTGAATCCCTTGCGCTCCTTGAATGCCAAATAGAACGCCTTTTTCTAAAACGGTTACAATGGTAGTTTCTTGAACGGGAAAATAAACCGTTATTTTTTTGCCCTGAACAACTGCGTTATCTACTGAGTTCTCAGGAATATTTATTGTTATATTCATAAATCACTCGTTGTTGAATTAGAAAGTTCGACAATATTATTTTCAAATACAACGTGTTTTCCGTCTGGAAACTCCGAATCTGAAAAAACCAACGTTACAACAAGTGCTAGCAGTCCACTTCCCCACGTTTGAGAATCGGAACGAACTATTTTAAATTTGCACTGGTTAACATCCCCTGAAACAGCAACTACACCGCCTGTACTTTTTTTGTACGTTTTGACAAGTTTCCCGCCAATATTAACACCAACAAACACATCTATAAGAGTTGAAAAAACAACCGTGTCTAAATCAATAACAATAACCGAATCTTCGCCCTTATAAATTACGTTTGCCATATTTCAAAATTAAATCTTTTGCCGTTTCAGTTTGTTACAAATATCAATAGTGTGATTTTATCCAATAAACCGACCCGTCGCTCACAATTACAACAGATCCATTTTGGTTGTTAATATCGTGGTGAGATAGTCCGTCAATCGTTCCGTTTACAATAACGTCATGTGGGTTGGTTGTTTTCTTGAACCAAAATTCGACACCCTTGCAAGTGTTCGCTGCAGGAAGATTGATTGTGATATTTCCGTCGGTTGTATTGCATAGATAAGAAGGCGTTGAGACGCTGGCTGTGTAAGTGCCCGTTGTTAGTGTTGTGAGGGACCCGAGTTCGGACAATTCGAATAATGAAGTTTCAATTGACGGCTCATAAAAAATAGATACAGAATATCTAGTATCAATTGTAGGATTAGTATTGCCTTTATCAATAAACAAATTAGAAGACAAGTTTTTAGATATATTTGTTTGAGCGCCATTTATACCATCGACGGCTTCTTCTAGTTGCCTAATTCTAAATTCATTTTGAGTTGCAGGATTATTATAATATTCAGTATCACCTTCGCTAACCGCTGTATAATCACCGTATAATTTAAGCCATTCCCCATCATAAATTTCGCTCATGGCATTATAAGTATATCCATTGTTTACCCAAATAGCTGAATCAAAAAATAGTGTTTTTAAACCATTGTAGCCGCCGTTGTCTTGTACATTTGCTTTTACAGATTTGACCGCTTTTGTGTAAAACCCTAAAATTTGTTTGATAAAAATAAAGCTAAATGAACCACTTGCGGAACCAGGTGCAACCCATGAATCCGCATTTGTCCAATTAGTTCCATCATAAACCTGAATTGCACCAACTGAATCCGAACCAAGTCCATCATAATAATATGAATCTAAATCTAAAACTTTAGAAGCCTTAGTATTTATCGTATTGCTATATGTTGTTAAATTGTCATCAAATTCTTGCAAGACTGTAATAGTTCCCGTAAATTCAGCATCTATGATTGTAGTTGATCCTGGCGTTTGAACATTTTGCAGCAAATACATATCTGCATAAAAATCACACCCTGCAATAAACCCGTTATCAGGAACTTCGTAATCTAATCTAAATCGATGATAATAAGTATTCCCCCCAGGGTTCGGATTTTTTGTAGGCAAATCAATTTTTAAATTACCAGAATATAAAACAGTTGGGGTCAATACCCAATTTGTTCCGTCCCATGTGTATTTGTCACCAGTCGACCTAAGAACCGCCCACGCCCTATATTTTAATACGTAAACATCTCTATAATTAGGAATAAATTTTATATAAAAATTAAATTTTACAGATTTTGGTTGTACAACATTAACAGCAGAAATACTTAAAAGAGAATTATTCCAAGGTTCTTTATATGGTTTTGATGATTTTCTACTTACCGCTTTTGTTGTGGTAAGTTTTATTTTTTTAATTGCGGGCTGATATGAATGAGTTGGGAACGATTGCAAGAAAGGCCGTGATTTATTATTGATTGTATGTTCGTGGGTAATTACCGTATTTGTTGCGGTTAGTATTTCACTTATTGAATAAGTATCGTAAATAATAGAATTTGTATAGGCAGCATATTGATGAATAAAAAACATTCCATTTTCTAAAATAATATACGCAGCAAAATTGCCTAATATTTTTTCAAGTGCTTTTAAACAACTTAAATTATTATTATCTTCATCATCACTAATTAAATTACTAACCAATGTAGGGTCATAATTTTTAATTAAACTAGCCGCATTAATTCTAAATCTTGGTAATCTATAATTTGTTCCTGAGCTATTTTCATAAGTCAATAAAGCATCCCCAATAAAATAATCTGAACGCCCAACTGTTGCCCAGTAAGCATCCAATTCGGTAACTTTTAAAATTGACGTAATCAAATGCAGCAAAGTAATTTTGCCACTTGTAAACCAGCTTTCTTGAATTTTGTAATTATCCAACAACGAAAGAGTATCGACAGACGTAATTTCATAAATACGGTTTGCCTGAACTGCTGAGCGTTGCCATTGGAATAAATCACTTAAAACCCTACCTATCCAAATAACAGCGTTATTCTTGTAGATGATCATCGCATGAGAACCTTCCCCTTCCAATGCCATAGTCTCAAAATAGTTCGCATCCGTATTATTGTCAATTGCAAAAAATACAGACGCCTTTGATTTCTTAACTATATTTTCAAATAGCGTGTCGCCTTGCCCTTGTCTTTCAATTGTGAACCCTTCATTCACAATTCGCAATTCTGTACCACCTGAGCCGCTCCCTGTTGGCGCATCCCAAATTTCAACTTTATAATTTACATTCGCAATGGATATAAATTCACCCCAATATTTTCTAGCCACGTCTTGAATCCCTTTCGTATTTTTTCACCGCCAAATATAAGTCCCTTCCATCAAATCTCGTTTCCATTGACATTGGAAAATTCCCGCCGCTCATAGGCATTAACATTCCCTTTAATTTATCCAATGGCGCAATAACCTCGGGGTTTGTTGAAGCGTTTGAGTACTCCCCAACAAGTCCCAATGTCGGGCCGCTGACTATACCACCGTCGGCAAATGCTGTCGGACCCTTTGACGCTACTGAACGCACAATTGTACTAGCTGCAATAAGTGCAACACCAGCCCCAATGGCAAGAACTGGATTTGTAATTAGAAATTTTTCAAATGCTTCCGAAGCAATAGCCGAAGCGATTAATGCCTTACCGTATGCTTCACCAAAAGCAGCAACAGATAATAAAATAGATTTAAAAGCACCCTCCATAGCAGATGTTCCATTCATTATTGAATCGCCAATCGCTTGCCCAATTCCCTCAAATCCACCCTGAGCCATTGAAGTAAATGCGCTTTTCATTGAATCGTTAAATTTCTTTGTTACATCATCAACGCCTTTTAATCCATTTGAAATTTTGCCTTGCAAGTCAATTATTTGCTTTTCGACCTCAGCTGTGTTTAGGTCGCCCGCATCTTTCATGGCTTGCAAAGTGCTTTTGGCTCTTTCAAGTTGAATTTGCAAAATTGCCATGTTGTATGCCTTTTCAGACATTAAACCTTTTTGAAAGTTTTGAGTTTGAATATTTTCAAGTTGCTGAAAATGGTTGTTAATATCATCAATTTCGCGCCTTTCAGATTCTTTAATATAACTTAATTTTTCTTGTGCAACTTTTTGAAGTTCCTCATTTGTCTTTTTGCCGTCTTCAACTTCCTTTGCTTTTGCTAATTTTATTTTAGCATCAAAATCCGCTTTGTTTGCTAAGTGTTCAGCGTCCAATGCTGCAATATTATTGTTTAATGATTCGGCGTTTTGTTCCTCAACATTTTTAAGCGCCTCTTTTTGCAACAAATAAACTTCCTGAATATTCAGTAATTTTTCTTTTGCATCAAATTCGATTTGTAATTTTTCAGCATCGGTTTTAGCAATACCCAAGGCAAGTGATTTCTCTGCATTTATCTCAGCATCAATCAAAGCCTTTCGAGAATCTAAATTATCCTCTTGCATTTTTAACGCTTTCTTCGCCTTGTCTTCTTGGTCTTTCTTGGTATCTTTTCCACCTTTGCCAGAATCGGCAATATCCTTTTCGGTTTTTACTTTGCTTTCGGCTGCGACTAGATCGTTAACTGCGGCCGCTTGTTTGGTAATTACCTTTGTTAATTCGGAATCCGCTTTTGCTAAATCTCTCTTATTCCTAGCCTTTACCAAATCCAACTCCTCGCCACGCTTGCCACGTGCGAAATCAGTCATAGCCGAATTGTAATTTTTGAGCGCCTTAGTTTCGTCTTCCGTCGCTTTTGCTTTTGCTTCACTATATTTTTTGGCCGCATCCGCTATTTCTGAATTAAAACTTTCGGCAATCGCTTTCTTTTTTAATACATCAATATAATCATTAGTTCGCTGAGTTAGTATTGATAAACTTTCACTATTCTTAATATTAATATCGGAAGTCGCAACTCCTAATTCATTTAATTTTCGTAAAGCAACCGTACGTTCAGCATCTGATTTATTTGTATTTTTTACAATAGCCAAATAAACACCCAATGTGCGCCCGTTACTTTCTGCTTCTGTTGTATTCTTTATTAATTCGTCTCGGTATTTCTTAGCGATTTCGGCTGCCTTCGCTTGTTTTTCGGATTGTTCCATAAACTTAGAAATTAGCAACCCAATACCTACAACCGCTAAACCTATCCCCGTTGCTGCCAGCGCAACTTTAAACGCATTCATAGCGCTTGCACTGGCATAGGTAGCCAACGCGAGCGCTTCTTCTTGCAACGCCTGAAAGCCCGTAATTGCCGCGCTCTCTTCTTTTAGTACATTCTGAATGGCTTGTATTCCATTCATTACCGCAATAGCGCCCTGAACCTTAAGCATTGTTTTTTGTAGATCCTCGTTTTCAGAACCAAACAACGCTGCAGCGCCTTGCGCAACTCCGAACGCTCCCGCAATTCCCTGAGCAGCCGAAACAACTGCATCCATTCGACGCGTATCACTCGAAAAATATTTAATCTTATCACCAGCATCGCCAACTTTATCTTTAATTTGACCAGCAGATTTGATAATCTTATTTGCCATATCTTCAAATTCGGGACCAAGTGCTTGGACTTTAAGCGCCAAATTTTGAAGCTGAGCGACTGTTCTTTTTGTGTTTGGAGAGTTGGCAATTCGTTCAAAATCTTTTTCAATAGATTGAACCACGGCTTCCATTTGGCTGTCTATGGTTTTACCACTGGCACCGATAATCCTAACAGCATCTTTGAATCCTTTTTCGAGCTTATTTATGTCTGCTCCAATTACTATATTAATTTGTTTATCTGCCATTTTAATTTACATTAAAGCATATTGAATAATCTTGCATAATCCTAAATGTACCCTCTTCGCTTTCGGTTGTTTCGGTAAATGGAATTTGATCCAACAACTCAATCCCTAAAACCATTGAGCCATTAATTGTGGACGGCACTGAAACAGCAAGCATAGCAACTCGAACCAACTTCGCAATACTAGTCGCATCCGTATAAGTATACCCCACAATATCCACCTGAACGCGCGCATAGTTAGTTTTACTATGCCCACTCTTTGTGTTGTTCTGAGGTTCGCTAATTTGACGAAAGCAAATCGCAGGAAACTGAGACGTTTGAGCGATTTCCATCGGTGTAATTCTATCTCCAACAACCGCCACTAGTGAGCTGTTGCTAGACAATATTTTATAAGTTATTTCAGGCGCTTGCATTACGGCACTAATTTAGCGTATAAATCCTTTCGTTTCGCTACAAATTCGGCAATACTCTCTTCTTGGTCTGATTCCCAAGGGAAAGTAATTAAGTTTTGTGGCGACATTTTCGCATTCTTTTTGATATGTGGAGACAATAAAATAAACGCCGTCCATCTTGACCGCTCCCACTCTTGGCGATAAATACTAGTTTGAGCATTGCGCAACCCCGAAAGGCGTATCATGAAATATTCAGGACTTAACAACTCCCAATCATTTGGCATAATACCCATTTCGCCAAATGCGGCTTCTTTAATTTCCTTCCAAGTTAAGGATTTTGCTTTGTGGTTTTGCTTACCTTTTGGGGCTTGGCTTCCCCCGTCGTTTTGAAAAAACCGCCGAAAACCTCCCAAAAATAAGACACGGCTGGGGTGAGTTGTTCAAATGATTCAATCGAGTTACCAAACTCTTCCGAATCTTTCCAAGGCAATACAACTCCTTCCTTTTTGCAACCCGCTAAAATTCCATTATAAGCAACTTCGCGGTGCAGTTGGAACATTCCTAAATTGCTTTTTAGTTTATCGCCCATCGCTTCAAAACTATCACAATTTAAACTAATCATTGTTTTTTCAATTGCAGTCATCCCGAAAAATATCGGATATTCGATTTCGTTTATTAAAATTTTCATGTTACAAATATAAAACAAAAAAGGCTACCAAATAGGCAGCCCTTAATGTATGAAAAAACGAATCTGAATTATACGAATTTGCCGACAGTAACAGCGCCTGTAACTTGTAGTTTTACAGAGAATGTTGCCACGTCGTTATCTGGTGCGCTCAAAGAAAATGAACTGAACAATACGTTCATAGTCAATTTCAAATCACCAACAATGCCAGAACCCATAACAACTACAACGGGTGTATTTGCAATAGCACGCGCCAATAAGTCTTCTGGACTTTCTTGACCTGAGCCAACTGACCCGTCTTCTTCCATGATTCCGTCGCAAGTCATCGTCGCTGAGTGTAACCCCGCAATAAATTCCTTCCAACCAGCGCTATCTTTATTTGAAGCGTCGATCATGTCGTTTGTCATTTCGAAATCGTTAGTTCGCGCGTTGGCGAATTTTGTTTTTGTAGTAGTGCCGCTCGTGGTTGTCTCAATGAACATCCCTAATAGCGTGCCGTTTGTGTAACCAGTTGAAGCTGCCATATTTTTATATATTATTTATTTTCAGTTACAATTTTAGTGATTTTATCGCCTACTTGTGTTGCAATTTGCTGTTTGTACTTATCAAATGCGGGGCGAATGTATGGAACCGCTTTTATAAAACCCCTTTCTTGCCCGTCTTTTGTCTTTCTGACAGCCGTTCCATATTCAAAAATATGTGATAATTGGCCGCCACCATCGACGCTATAATTGGGGCCTATTAAAATTGTGTTAGGGTATTTATTGTCTTTGCGAGTGATGAATCCATAAGCGTTTCTAAGCGTTTCATTTGGGGCGTTTGCGCGTACTTCTTTCACAAGGGGTAACGCAACGTCGATTAAAACTCTTTGAACAACCCTATTACGCGTAAGCGCCTTTCGTTTGCGCTCCATGGCCGCAACTACTTTATCGACATTCTCAACCCTTACCATTATTGCGTTAATTGAGTTGTTACAAATAAATACATATCTCTTTGAATATTTGAAATTGTAATTACGTTGTAATTTTGACTGTCAAAAACAATCCTATCAGAAACCTTTAAATCGCAATATCTAATCTTAAATAAAACTTGTTGTTTGTTTTCGCGTTGGTTTCCAAAAACCACTTCCGAACCACTTTCGAGCGCGTCGTATTTTGCCCATTCATCGGACAATTTTGACCATGTTTTTACCTTTTCGCCAGTCGTTGTATTCTGAGTAAAAGCAAAACGCCAAATTTCGATCGGTGTATCAAATCTTCCTGCATCCATTTAAACAAAATTAATTGCGCGATATTGGTCTAAAATATATTCTACGCCTTTTGGAATGTCATCAACTATTGTGCCTACAATGATATTACTTCGATTTTCGTAAAATTGCCCAATGATTAACAAACAAGCTAACTTTACATCAGCAGGAAACTCAGTCGGCTCAAATCCTTCCAAGACCTCAATAACAAATCGTTCACGCGCATCGGTTAAACTAGTCGGAGCGCTATTCACTAGTAATGAATAACAAAACTGGCTTTGTGAATTTGCAGCATTGTTGACAATATCCAACGTTTGAGCCGTTTGGGTATCGTCGATATATTTTGCCGTTACTAAGCTAATAACACGGGAAGGGACAAATAAGTAATTACCAACGGGGATAGCATTGCCAAAAAACGGCGATATAGCCGCGTTTGAGCCCTCTAAATAGTCAAATGAATACTTTGAGTTAGCTTTAACAACTGAATAGCCTAGATAGTTTGAAACTTGTGCAATTGCATTCGTAATTAGCATCGAAATCAAATCATCTTCACGCGTATGAGTAACGCGCAACCATGCCTTCGCTTCTGAAAGTGAAAGATAGTCCGTGTCGGGATTCGATTTCGGTATTAATTTACGTCCAATTAACATTTTTTAAAGTGCTTCTGCGCCTTCTGGAGAGATTAAATCCGCGTTTACTGTTGGCGTTTCATCCGCAACAGTTGGCTCAGAATCCGTAACAGCAACTTCGCTTTCGCTTACATATTGCGCGTGATTATTTGCCACGATTTTATCCGCTAATTCTGATTCAATTTCAGCAACATCGCCAATAAAATATCCTAAACCATAAGCGCCCATTGGCGAAAATGTGAATTTAATCAATTTAGTGTTTGCTACTTCCGTAGATTCACTAGCTTTATTATTTTTTGCCATAAATTTAGTGGGCGGATAAGCGACGAAGCTACACCGCCCTATTGATTACGTAAGTAAATCAACAATAGCACCAAAGGCAGC